CCCCCTTTACTGTTGTATTTCCACCACATATTTACTTCTTCCCCAAACTCCCTAAACTTCTCCGCATAATCGGTGCTGGCCTCCCTGCCAAGGGCGCGTCTCGACAAAGCACGCTGGAATCGTAACCAGCACTGTATAAATCCCCATATTAGGAACCACCCCCCATTTAAATTTGGTTCCATCCAATTTCCTGTGTTATATATTTGCCAACTTGGGCCAAACCCCATGCATGGATGAGATGGAACTGAACGTCCCCGAGATTGAAGAGGGTATCCCCCTCCCTAAAAACGCTTCCGAAGCGTTGCCGGAACTATCTCCCCGCCAAGAGCTAGACCACGTCGCTCAAACCATTGCCGATATCACGGTAATGACGGGGGAGCCGTTGGAGTTCGACCCCACGGATATTGAAGAAGGCAAGAAAGTTGCCAAAGAACTGATCGAAAACCCAAAAACTAGGCCGAATTACGCAGCATTACGGGACAGTACCAAGGCGGTGCTGGCCGGAATGGTGGCCCAGTATGACTTTGAGGTGGTCGATGACCTCGTCAAGTTGAAGGGTTTTGTCGTCAATTGCCTGTTGGATGAGTACAAGAACGCCTCCGATAGCAAAACTCGCATTCAAGCCCTCACTAAATTGGGCGAAGTGGACGGGGTAGACGCCTTTAAGAAGAGAACCGAGACCACCCACATCATTAAACCGATTGAAGAGGTGGAGAAAGAGCTGCTGTCGGTGCTGGAAGGCATCGAATATCGCGTCATTAGTGACGACAATGCTGCAGCTTAACGCCGAAAACCTGCAAAAACTGAAAGCCTCCTTGCCGTCGATGCCGGATAAGGAGAAAAGGCGCGTTGCCGAGCTGCTAAAGCAGTATCAGACGCAGGTAACGCAGCGTTTAGGCCGAGATTCTTTCCTAGATTTCATCAATCACGTGTATCCGGGGTACAAAGTCGGCCCTCACCACCGGAAATTGGCTCGAATCTTCGAGGAAATCGCCTCCGGCAAGAAGAAACGGGTGATCGTGAACATTGCCCCGCGCCACGGCAAGTCAGAAATGATCTCCTACCTCGCTCCGGCGTGGTTTTTGGGTAAATACCCCCATAAGAAGGTGATCATGGCCTCTCATACCGCTGATTTGGCGGTGAATTTTGGCCGAAGAGTCAGAAACTTAGTCGGGAGCGACCTGTACCGTGACATCTTTCCTAGTGTCGAGCTTCAAGCAGACAGTAAAAGTGCTTCTCGTTGGGGTACAAATTTTAACGGTGAGTATTTTGCTATTGGCGTTGGTGGTGCCTTGGCTGGTCGGGGCGCTGATCTATTCATTATTGATGATCCTCATTCTGAACAGGAAGCCAAGCAAGGAAGAGCTGATGTATTTGACCCCGCTTGGGAATGGTTTCAGTCGGGACCCGTTCAAAGACTGATGCCGGGAGGCGCGATCATCGTCGTGATGACGAGATGGTCGAAGCAGGATCTGACCGGCAAGATCGTCGATCACATGACGAAAGAAGAAGGGGCGGATGAGTGGGAAGTCGTGGAATTTCCTGCCATTTTGAACGAAAAACCCCTGTGGCCTGAGTTCTGGACGATTGATGAATTGCTGGCCAAAAAGGCCAGTATGGATGTGCGGTATTGGCAAGCCCAGTACATGCAAGAGCCGACATCCGAGGAAGGCGCTCTTATAAAGAGAGAATGGTGGCAGGTGTGGGAGGCAGAAAGTCCGCCCCAGTGTGAGCACATCATCATGTCCTTGGACGCCGCCCAAGAAAAGTCGAACCGGTCGGACTACAACGCACTTCTGACGTGGGGTGTCTTCAAAAACGAAGAGACCCAGAATTACAACATCATCCTCCTCAACAGCATCAAACAAAGACTGGAGTTCCCGGATCTGAAGGCGCTGGTGCTGGAGGAGTACAAGGAGTGGAACCCGGACACGTTCATCGTGGAGAAAAAGTCCAACGGTGCGGCGCTGTATCAAGAGATGCGGCGGATGGGTGTCCCCATCTCGGAGTTCACCCCGGGTAAGGGTCAGGACAAGATATCCCGAGTTAATGCTGTGTCGGACCTCTTTGCGGCGGGTATAGTCTGGGTGCCCGACCGCAGGTGGGCATGGGAGGTTGTCGAGGAGTGCAACGACTTCCCGAGCGGAACCCACGACGACTTGGTGGACGCTACGACACTTGCACTTCTTCGCTTCCGGCAAGGCGGGTTTATCCGTTTGCCCTCTGATGAACCAGAGTCAATAAAGTGGTTCAAGAGGAGTCGGGGCAACGGATTCTATTAGGAGAATTTAAATGGCCGTTGATAAAAGTTTGATGGAGGCTCCTCAAGGGATCGCGGTGATCGCGGCTGAGATTGAGCCTGTAGAGATCGAGATTGAGCTTCCATCCGAAGAGGATGGGGTTGTTATTGAGTTGATGAAGGCGGAGAGCCGCTCGGAAGGGTTTGATGACAACCTTGCCGAGTACATGAACGAGGGTGAGTTGCAGAGTTTAGCCGGTGATCTCATGGGTCACTACGAGCAAGACCTCTCATCTCGCAAAGACTGGCTCGACACTTATATCAAGGGCCTCAAAATCCTAGGTATTCGTTACGAAGAGCGGACTGAACCGTGGCCGGGGGCGTGTGGTGTGTTCCACCCGCTTCTGATGGAGTCGGCGGTTAAGTTCCAGTCCGAGACGATCATGGAGACCTTCCCGGCGATGGGTCCGGTGAAGACAAAGATTGTCGGCAAAGAAACCCCGCAGAAGAAAGACGCGGCGATCCGCGTGGCTGATGATATGAACTATCAGCTCACCGAGGTGATGCCGGAGTATCGCCCCGAGCACGAGCGCATGTTGCTCAGCATGGCCTTGGCGGGTAACGCCTTCAAGAAGGTGTACTTTGATCCGGCCCTCGCCCGTCAAACAGCAGTCTACATTCCCGCTGAAGACATCATCGTGCCGTACGGCGCGGCGAACATCGAGACCGCAGAGCGTGTGACGCACCGGATGCGGAAGACGAAGAATGAGTTGAAGAAGCTTCAGTACGCAGGGTTCTACCGAGACATTGACCTCGGTGAGCCGATGCGAGTGATGGACGAGGTTGAGAAGCAAAAGGCCGAGGATCAGGGCTTCTCAGCGTCGATGGATGATCGGTTCCAGCTCCTTGAGATGCATGTGAACCTAGACTTGCCGGGGTATCCAGATGTCGATGAAGACAATAATGAAACGGGAATTGCTCTCCCATATGTCGTTACGATTGAGAAAGGAACAGGGACAGTCCTTGCCATCCGCCGAAACTGGCGAGAGGATGACCCGCTTAAAGCAAAAAGACAGCACTTCGTACACTACGGATACATACCGGGCTTTGGATTTTACTACTTCGGTCTCATCCACCTTATTGGGGGACACAGTAAGGCTGCCACCTCACTCCTTCGTCAGCTCGTGGACGCGGGAACCCTCTCTAACTTACCGGGAGGTCTCAAATCTAGAGGACTGCGGATTAAGGGAGACGATACTCCCATTGCTCCGGGAGAGTTCCGAGACGTAGATATTCCAAGCGGTGCGATCCGCGACAACATCCTGCCGCTTCCGTACAAAGAGCCGTCGCAGACGCTCTCGATGCTCCTCGATAAAATCATTGAGGAAGGCCGTCGCTTTGCGGCGGTGTCGGATCTCAAGATCGGCGACATGTCGAATCAGGCTCCGGTCGGCACGACGCTCGCCATCTTGGAGCGCGTACTCAAAGTAATGTCGGCTGTTCAGGCCCGCATCTACTACGCGATGAAGCAGGAGTTCAAACTCCTTGCAGCGATCATTCGGGATAACACGCCGGATGAGTACAGCTACGAGCCGGAGATTGGCAACCGTCGAGCAAAGAAAGCTGATTACGATGATGTGGATGTCATCCCGGTCAGTGATCCGAACGCGGCCACGATGTCGCAGAAGGTCGTGCAGTATCAGGCTGTCATTCAGCTAGCTCAGTCTGCTCCGCAGCTCTACAACCTTCCGCTTCTGCATCGTCAGATGATCGAGGTGTTGGGTGTCAAAAATGCGGAGAAGCTGGTGCCGATGCCGGACGATCAGACGCCTCGCGACCCCGTCACCGAAAACATGGATGCACTGACAGGTAAGCCGTTGAAGGCGTTTATGTATCAGGACCACGAGGCACACATCGCGGTGCACATGGCCTTGGGACAAGATCCGAAGATGGCGCAGATGATCGGGCAGAATCCGATGGCGCAGCAGATCACGGCATCGCTGCAGGCTCACATCATGGAGCACATCGCGTTCCAGTATCGCAGAGACATTGAGAAACAACTGGGTGCGGCGCTTCCGCCGTTGCCGCAAGACGAGAACGAGGACTACGACCTGCCACCGGAGATCGAGGCGCAGTTGGCCCCGTTGGTGGCAGCGGCTGCGAACCGACTACTGCAGAAGGATCAGGCAGAGGCTCAGATGCAGCAGGCCATGCAGCAGGCTCAAGACCCGCTCGTGCAGATGCAGATGATGGACCTGCAGATCAAGCAGATGGAGGCCCAGACCAAGCAGATGAAAGCGCAGATGGACGCGCAGATTCAGCAGGCGGAGCTGGCTCGCAAGCAGCAGAAGGACCTCCTCGATGCGGCGGCACAAGAAGATGCCAACCGGCTTCGCGAGGCGGAGATCTCTGGGCGGCAGCAGCTTGAGGCAGCGAAACTCGGTGTCGAGATCCAGAAAGACAAAGCGTCGCTCTCTGCTCAGCAGGAGATGGAGGGACTACGAGTCGGCGTGGATATCGCTAAGAGCAAAGAGAAGTCGCTCATTGAGCGAGTTAAGAGTGTTCAACCTAAAGGTGGCAGATGAGTTATTCAAACGCTCTGGAGTATCTCGACAGCAAAATTCGAGAAGAGCGCATTTTGATCGTAGACACCCTAGTTCAAGGCAAGTTGGACGAGGGTGAATACAAAAGGTTATGCGGGGCGTTACAGGGTCTCGACCTCGCTATAAACCACATTAAAGACCTTGCAAAACGTATCGAGGAAGAATGAGTAACATCAATATCGAGAAAACGCAGGAAGAGGCGGCAAAAGCCAAACTACTGCCAGAACCCAAAGGCTATCGAATCCTGTGCGCCGTTCCGCACGTGGAGGAGGAGTTTGACGGGGGAATCATCAAAGCCGAGAACACTGTCCGTACCGAAGAGCTGACTACGGTCGTCCTATTCGTCATCAAGATGGGAGACCTCTGCTACAAGGATCAGGACCGGTTCCCGACTGGCCCGTGGTGTAAGGAAGGGGACTTCGTGTTGGTGCGCCCCTACTCCGGAACCCGGGTGGTTATCCACGGACGTGAGTTCCGCATCATCAACGACGACACGGTGGAAGCGGTGGTTGAAGACCCCCGTGGAATCCGCCGCGCATGAGGTAAGCGATTATGGCTGTAGAACGAGAGGAATTTAAATTTCCTGATGAGCTTGAGGACGAAAAAGCCCAAGCAAATCAAGGATTTGATGACGATCTGGAGGTTCAGATCGAAGACGATACTCCAAAGGAAGATCGGGGCCGCGTCCCGATGCCTAAAGACATCGTCGAAGAGTTAGAAAACGACGATCTGGACGAGTACTCCGAGAAGGTGAAGCTGCGTCTGTCCCAGATGAAAAAGGTCTGGCACGACGAGCGCCGCGAGAAAGAACGGGCTTTGAGAGAGCGAGAGGAAGCCCTCAAGTTCGCTCAACTTCGGGAACAAGAGATTCGCCAGCTCAAGCAGCGTATCGGTAACAACGAGCGCACGATTGTCCAAGAGGCTGAGAAGGCTGCAAACAACGAGTTGAATGCGGCTAAGGAGCGTCTACGACAAGCTTACGATACTGGCGACTCGGCGAGGATTACAGAGGCCCAAGAGGCTCTGACGGATGCCAAACTGAAGATTCAGAGCATCGCCCGGGTTAAGCCGACTTTACAAGCTCAAGAGGAAAGTGTAGAACAGAATCAACAGGTTCCGGCATACCAGCCACAATCTGAACCGGTCTCTGACCCAAAAGCAGAGGCATGGCGAAGAAAGAACGGGTGGTTTGGTACGGACGATGAGATGACCGCTCTCGCGCTGGGCCTGCACGAAAAACTGGTCAAATCGGGCGTTGATCCTCGTTCCGACGAGTATTACCGCAAGATAGATGAGACTATGAGGAAGCGTTTCCCTGAGTCTTTTGAAGACGCGGAGGAACAACCTCAAACGAAGCAGGCCCAAAAGCCCGCTCGCAATAAACCAGCTACTGTTGTAGCACCAGCTACGCGGGGAACTGCGCCGCGACAGGTCCGCCTGTCACCGTCTCAAGTCGCAATTGCCAAAAAATTGGGGCTGAGTAACGAACAGTACGCACGTGAACTGATCAGACTGGGAGATGACAATGGCTGAAAATAGAATCGCTCGTGAACTCGAAAACCGAGAAGGCACTAAGCGCAAACAACAATGGACCCCGCCCCAAACGCTTCCTGAACCGGAGCCGCAAGAGGGTTGGGTGTTTCGTTGGATTCGGACTTCGATTATGGGTCAAGCAGACCCCTCTAATACGTCTGCAAAGTTTCGGGAAGGTTGGGAGCCTGTAAAGGCCGAAGACCAGCCCAAGTTGATGATGCAAGGCGATCCAAACTCCCGATTTAAAGGGAATATTGAGATCGGCGGGTTGTTGCTTTGTAAGGCTCCGGCTGAACTGATGAAGCAGCGTGATGATTATTACGCGATGCAGGCAAAGGCTCAGATCCAGTCTGTAGACAACAACTTTATGAGGCTGAACGACGAGCGTATGCCGCTCTTTAACGAGAGAAAGACGACGGTCTCGTTTGGCAAGGGTAAATAATTTTCTTTTTGGAGTGACAAATGGCATATCCCACTGTTGACAAGCCGTATGGCTTGAAGCCGGTCAATTTGATCGGCGGGCAGGTGTTTGCCGGTGCTACTCGTCTGCGTCGTATCGCTTCCGGTGCTGGTAGCATCGGTTACGGCGACCCGGTCAAGTTTGCCTCGGACGGCACCGTTGTTGTAACGACGGAAACCTCGACGGCTCCGGCCACCGGCTTTGCTGGTGTGTTCTTGGGCTGTAACTACGTTTCCTCTGTGACGGGTCAGCCGACCTACTCGCAGGCTTGGATCTCGGGCACGGCGGTGAAGTCGGGCACGTACATTACTGCGTACGTGGTTGATGATCCGGACACCCTGTTCAAGGCTGTTGGTGTGACGGCTTCGCTGGTGGTTTCGACCACGGGCGGCTTCGAGTACACGAGCATTGGTCTGAACGTGGCGCTTGTGGCGAACACGCTGAACACGACTACGAATGATTCCCAGCAGGGTCTCCTCGTGTCGTCGGCTAGCACCACGGCTTCGCTGCCGATGCGTATCGTTGATGTTGTTCCGGACACGTCGTTTGATGTAAGCGGTACCGTTTACTACCCAGAAGTCATCGTGAAGTTCAACGCTCCGTACGTTGACTCGGGTGTCATCACGGGTGGTCACGCTTACAACAACCCGGTCGGACTGTAATAGGGGAGTTCTAAGACATGGCTATTTCACGTGCACAATTACTCAAGGAACTCCTTCCGGGTTTGAACGCCCTGTTTGGTCTTGAGTACAAGTCCTATGGTGAGG